GTCACTGAAGAGAAGAATGCTATTGGGGTATTGGTGTTCGTCATATCTCAACAACGGATATAGACCGATTTAAATTGGACAATAGCCGTTAAGTTTATTTAAGATGCGTCTGCCCTGATTGTTGGAAGTGGCCGTAATGGAGTCAAGGACATCCATAGGGTTGAACTTCGCACAATCAGTGATATTCACAGTCTGCACGTTCTTGTAGCCATCGACAATGAGGTTTGCATTAGTCAGATTGGGGAAGCGGTCAAATTCGAGAGAAACGACCGTCTCCGGCAAGTGCATTTTCGAGACAACGGAGCCAGCGGGAAGCTGCACACCGGTAATGCGTGAGCCCTGGGCCTCGACCTCGTCCATTGCAGAGCAACCGAGGAGGTTGAGCGACGATGATAGCGTGGGGATATTGCACACGTTGATGTAGGTCATCAACGGGTGCGATCCAAGAGTTAGAGTGGCGAGTTTGCCGATATATCCCTCTGTTTTGTTGCCAAGCACGAGACGCCGGAGCATACGGCCCTGAGTGCCGACAAAGGTGGTGAGATAGAGCGGAGAGAGATCGCCGAGGTCAGAGACGCGGTCAGCCTGATGAATGTAGGCCTCGGTGTCATTAGGATTGGCACCCTCCGGGCCAGTGAACGTAAAGGTATCGCCCTTGGAGATGAACTGCGGGCTAAATCCGGCATTTGCGGAGAAGCGGAAGCAGAAATACCAGTCCTGGGCGGCGGTAACGTCGACAGACACCTTTGCGGGCACGGTTGACTCCCCGGCCGTATTGACTCGCAGGTTAATCGAGTTATCACGAAAAGAGCCGGCGGCATACTTGGCATAGATATACTGCGAGCGTTCGTACATCGCCCATTTACGGTGTTCCTCACGAGATCCCTGTGCGATGTCGAGATAATTCTGAGCCATTCCGCTGCCGTCCTCCGAGGTAACTCCGAAAGAGTCAATATACTTGTACTTGGCGTCAGCGTTAAAGACCGTTTCGCACCACTGGTCCGACTGAGTGGTGTTAAACCAGTACAGACAACGTTCATAAGTGAGGCCGCCGGTGGAAACGAGAGTGTTGAAAATCTCGCGTTTCTCCTCCATGAGCGAGCGTTCTATGTGGTTCCACAGCGTAGAGCTCTCGCCATTGAACACGAATTTGCCGAGCTGATCCTTAGAGTGCAGCTCCACATAAGGGGTAAAGCTGATACGGCCTTCGTTGTTGATGAGCCAGATTGTATCATTGTCGTAGAAGATGATGTAGACAATGCCGTCAATGATAAGCCACATCATATTCTTCGCGCCCTGGTCCGAAGCCACCATGAACTCACGAATGAGGTCATAGGCGAGAGCCATGCGCTTGTTAAAGTAGCTGTTAATCTGCCCGGCAAAGAGTGCGGATTTAGCGTTCTTTTCTTCTTCGGTCAGAGTGGTGTCATTGATAGCGAGCGAGGCGAGCCAGTCAGTGACACGTTTGAGCTGCTTAGGCAAACGGCCCTGAGCGTATAGGCGGTTGTTATCGTCATTATCGGGATAGCGCGGCTCAAATGCACCACACCAGTAAGGAGCATAGAGGCCTCGGTCATCAGAGCGGAGCCAACCTGAATCGAGCCAGCGAGGGATATCCGATCCGGTGACGGTAGACGTGTAGTCCGAGGTGTGGAACAGACACATCGGGTGGCCATTGTTCAGGAACTCCCAGCACTCGATATTATTCTCGACAAATTCTCCTGCGGCGACCTTGTCGAGAATACCGCCGGCACGAGTACATGTAGAGCCGTCGCGCTTCGCCCAAAGGAGGCGGTCAGCATCCCATCGCCACATCTCGCCCTTGTCTACCCAGGCTCCGGCCCCCTCGTCATAAGCAACGAGGTGATTCGTCAGCGCGTCGGAAGAACCATTCTCGATGAGATAATAAGGGATATCATCATCGAGAGCTGCGTTCAGAGCGTCAGCGTTGCCCTGCAATGTAGACAACGGGCCTTCCCAAACAAGGTAATCATCGCGGTTAATCATACCGGCATTGAAGCCCTTTATATCCTGAAAGCCGAAAGTGTCATGGGTGGACTTGTCGTTGTTGAAATTATATTTGCCTATGAACTTGCGCGGGGCCGACTCCGATTCCTGATGGAACATAAGAATCGGGAAACCGTAAATAGTTGTGCGCACGGTATCATCAACCTCCTGCATAGGAGTTGTGATACCGGCAGCTTTCAGCACTTCATGAATGAGGTTTGCCGCGCCGGTGTTGTGAGAGCCTGAAGACTCTGCGAAGTCAGCTTTAAGGCAGAAAGTCTTGACAGCCTTCTGCGGCACGAGATTACCGAAGCCATCGACGCCACGGAGAGCATATTTCTTTGCAGAGGCTCCGGTCTGCGACATGATGAATTCGACAAGGGCCTTCCATTTCCAGTTTTTACGGGGGTAATACTGTGAAGAAGTGCCCTGCACATCGTTCTGAGCCTGATCGAGAGTAAACGAGAACTCAGGGTGCAGACGGTCCTCATAGATAATTTTCGTATTCTTCTTTTTATCGCCCTTGAATTTAGGCAGCTCGCCGATAAAAGTGATACACGGGATTTTCTCGACGGCTTTCTCATAAGAGATTTCAGCTTCAGAGGAATCCTCGTTGAGAATATCGTTGGCGGCGAGCTTCGCGAACATGACATCGGTGTCGTCCATATCGGCGATGTAGTTGTCAACCATCTGGCGGAACGTCAACACGTTTTCATAAACACGAATGTTGTAGACGTTCAACTCGCAAGACGGGTGGCCCATCGAGATACCGACGGCGGGGTTCTGAACAAAATAGTCGTTGGTGTCGTACTGAATGACACGCGACATTTTGCCTTTGAGGAACAGATACATGAAACGGTTAGTGCCGCTGACCGGCTCAACCTGAAAGCCGAGACGTATGCGCTCGTCCTGTTTAAACGTCGAGCTCACCGTCTGTTTGAGGGCTGAGGACATCACGGCCTCCTGTGCCTTGATTTCAAAACCGACATTTCCGCTCAGACAGGAAATGACGGTAGCCTCAGGGTCGAAGCAGTTGCTTACCGAGAACTCAATCTCGACGGTCTTGCCGAGCTGTTTGGCGTCGGTGTCGAAGATGTTCATCGGGATATAGCACTGCGCACCTTTTTCGAGGTGTAAGGCGGTGAGACCCGCAGAGTCCTTCAACCAACCGGATTGAGCGTCGAAGCCACAGCCGGAGAACTGAGCTTTGGTGTGAATGCCGGAGGCAGAGGTGAACTCCCAGTCGGCACGGTTCTCGGCACTGTTGGATCGGCCGGAAGATGACAGATAAAGCGAGAGAGCGTCAGTCTCGGCACTAATCTGATAATCAGCCGGGATAACATTCACAGTCACCGTGTTCTCGGTAGAGAGGCGCGAGTTACGCACCTTGAATGTGAATGTGTGCGCTCCAGACTCCTTGACACGATAGGAGAAGGAGCGACGCGAACGGTCGACGAGCTGACGTTCCACCAATTCATCACCGAGGTAAATTTCCACCAGAGCCGAAGTATCTTCCGGGTCATAGACCGCGAAAGGAATCTCGATTGTAGAGTATTGTTTAGCGGTAGCCGGGCGTTCCAGGGCTATAAGAGGCTTATAGCTGTCGCGATTGATGATCATGACATCAAACGACAGCAGCTCCGAGGCGAGAACATTGCCGTCGCCGAGGTCGCGAGTAGCCTGCATATCGACACGGCGGACAGAGTGATACATTCCCGTTGTAGGGATAGTTTTCACCGATGTAGAGCCGGAGGAAGTGACGGTTTCCGTTCCGGCGTCGGAATCATCGACGAGGAACGACACCTTTTTCTCACCTGAGCCTGTGGCGATATAACGTATCTGGAACGGCGAGCCAATGACATTCGCGGTAGATATGTCATAGAGCGAGCGGAGCGAGAGTGTGACCGCTGTGACCTTGATATTGGGTGACTGGGAAATCACGCCATCATCAGCAGTCAGACGGATTCGCACGGTGTTCATGCCTTGCTGGAGCCATGGGCCGACATCGAAGATGTTGAAGCCTTGAATGACGGATTTACGGTCAACGACCGAGCCCTGAACAATCAGCTCGGCGGTACCGCCATACTGAGTATCGAGGTTAGAGTTTATGTTATAGTGTCGCCACAGGAATTCGAGAGTATATGGGTCGCCCTCCTTCACGGTGGCAATCATGGCCGACTGCACCGTAATCTCTATTGCGGTGGGGTTTGTTGTACCGCCACCACCGCCACCGGGAATGTTCACGGCCTCGATGATATTGCCTTCCGAGTCGAGGAAATTAAGCATTCGAGTGGTTGGGTCAAACGAGTGCTGCCTGGAAATTGTAGACTCCAAATCGGCGAAGGCAGAAACGACGGCCTTGTTGGAAACTGGGTTGTCGCTCTCGCCGTTCAAGGACTGGTCGACATCGACATTGAAAGAGAGGTCGACATTACCTTCGCGGTCCGGATCCGGAGGAACCGCACCGTTAATAGAGACCGAGCGGATTTCCTGACGCCAATACTGGTCGAGGTCCCAATCGCTGACGAGAGTGCCTGTAAACTGCCATGTCTGCCACTTTCCGGAGGCATACATGAAAGTAATCTTGCGGCCACCAGTACGGAGTGACAGTGGCACTTTACCGGCGGCGGCACCTCGGTTTGTGGCGTTCCAGTCCTTAGAAATCTCGTGAATGTTGATGACATTACCCGTAGCCGAACCTCCGCCGATTTCGATGAGGCTTTTTTCTTCATCATCGAAGCGGTATAGGAAAGAGCCAAGTCTGAAAATGCGGTCAGTTCTCGGCGCGAGGCAAGTGCCTGTCCGGTCGAAAATATTATACGCTGAGGGATATACGGGCCTGTTGTTACCCGGCGACACGAATTTTTTGTCTTCCGAGGCGAAGTAGACGCCTTCGACCGACACTTTCATGACATCGTTGGCGGTAGATACATACCCGAGAAATTCAAGGATTCCAACGTCAGCGACATGCTGCCTCACAGTGTCGTCGAGCCCCGACAACTCGTGAGCAAGTCCGTCGACGTCATTACGGAGCTGTTTGCCCTTTGCTCCGGAATAGGCTGTCTGCTCAGTTTCGCCGAGGGTGAGATCTGAGCCGGTAGTAACGAGAGTAGAACCACTCCAGCGGTAATGCTTGTTGGCCGACTTGTCGACGTATATTTTTCCGGAGACAGGCACACGGCCCTCAGGAGATAACTCGCCGAAGCTGTCAGCTCCTGGCCAGTTAGAATAAAGCTTAGTGACGGCCAGTTCGTCATCAGAGCGCGTCTGACAAACAAAAGTGTCGGTAGCCGCCAGGTAAACAACAGTGCCGGAAGCTGCCGAGGCATCTTCAATATCAGGCTTTATTATTGAATCATTAAAGCCGTTGAACTCGACAACATCATCGACGTATGATGGTAACTGATGAGCGGGGATAAGGCCGTTCGCGTCAAGAGTGGCAATGCCCTCCGCGCGACCGAACTTATTCTCAATCGCAGATATGCGAGAGAGAGCGTCATCAGCTCGACCGATGGCGATGTTGGCATTGTCCTGAGCGTTTGAGGCCATACCTTTAGCGTCCGAGGCCGTAGAAAGAGCCGAGGCCGCTTTAGAATTGGCACTACCGGCGGTTTCCATCGCAGTAGTAGCCTTTTCAATGGCCGATAGAGCGTTCTGCAGCGCGGAATTAGCAGAAGTTTCCGCGCTACCGGCTTTGTTCAATGCCGATTGTGCATTCTGGAGCGCAGTTCTGGAATTGTTCAGAGCCGTTTTGACATCATCGCTCATGCCGGTCATGTCGATAGCCTTCATCTGAGCGATGAAGTCATCGAGCAACGCCCCAAGGTAAGCCGGAGTGATGGAGTTTTGAGCCACCTTAGCCTTGAGGTCGTTGACTTTGATTTGGAGAGAGGAGAAATCTGTCATAATTTAAGGAATTATGCGGCAAAAGTATGAGGTGATAAGAGAGGTTTAAAAGACAATCAGCGCGTGTAGCCCTTGCGCCTGTAATATTCAGTATTGTACCTTGCATTGTCGGAATCAAGAGCAGCACAGAACATGGATTTGAACTCGTCGCCCAGGGATTCGGCCATAAAATCGCGGAGGTTCATAACAGATGAGTAGTATTTGACAGAGAACCACCGTCGACGCTCGCGCACCTTGTCATGGCCGATGTCGCCACCGTTGCCATGCGGAACCTCGCGGCCGACACCGAGATCTTGCCAGAGGCCGTATTCAAGAAATTTCTGCGACAAAGTAATGTCGTAGAACCGTCCGTCATCCTGAATCGGCAGCTCCAACGGAGAACGCCACAACGAGCCGGTGTCCATGACGTTGAGCTTATAGATACGCTCCTGCCAAATGTCAATCATTGTTTTATTCCACGCCTCGACAAATTTTCGGCGGGCGTCTACTGAGTCAGATCTTGGGTCAGCCATTCGTCAGGATTGAATGAGAGGTCAGTATAGGTGTCGACGGCTATCTGGAAGAAAGCACAGGCACAGCCGGTGAAGAAATAGCGGTCAATCTCAGTGAATGAAATCCGGGGGTCTATGTAGATATTGTTTTCTTCGAGCCGTGTTTTTTCCTGAAGGAGCACCGACATAAACTGACGGAACAGCTCCCGCATATTATCCATACATCGCTCGCGAGCCTTCATGTCGTCGACGGCATGACGCTTGGCGAGAAACACTGTCTTGACCCTACGGGTGTGCGGTGTGTTCTCGATGTCAAGACCACCCTGCGATGTATCGCTGACAGCGACAAAAGCCTGTGTCGATGTCATAGAGCCGAGAGCGTCATGGAAGCCACCCAGAGAGGACACACGGGAAAAGCGGTAGGCGTTATCCTTAGCGAAGCGGTTAAGTCCGGTCAGACGTTCAAAGAAGGCTGCCGCGTTCCAGTTGAAATTTGAGTCAATCATGTTGCAGGGTACTTTTTACGGATTTCGTCATATTCGCGAGCCTGAGCATCAAGCTCTGTAAGTGCTCGCATAGCGTCAAGAGATAGAATTTTCTTCTCCTTTGTGATGTCGCCCTTAGTGAGCGCACGGATCTGAGCGTCGATGTTTCGTCGCAACTCGTCATAAGAAGGAGGCTCAACCTCGGATTCACCACCCACTTTCTTGAAGAAATTGGGAAACATAGCCGAGACAAGGTTCTTGACACCGGCCCACCAGTAGAATACACCGAGCGTTTCAGCCGGTGTCAGGCTGATATTCTCCTTGTTGTAGAGAATTTCAGCCATTTGGCGAAGCAAAGCGTCATCGGGGTTGGACTGATAACGCTGCCACTGGGTCTCGCAAGCGAGCCAAGCGTCGAATGAGAGGCCCGAAGAAATGTCTGCCGGGATAGCGTTTGCACCGTCAACGGAATCGAGCCGGACAGGTTCCTGTGGCAGTTCCTTAGTCCAGGAGAGATGAGAAAGAGCTGCCGCCACGGTTTCGGCCGACAACATAAACTCCATATCGCCGGAGCGCACGAGGTAGCCGGAGTCATAGGGGCAAACGACAGTGAGCCCCGACCATTTGAAGAAGCACAATGTCTGCACTTGTGCGGCCGTCTGTGCGGCATAGTCCTCCAGAGAGCGGTAGCCGACATTCTTGTTGCCGAGATTTACGGCCACCATAGCCGTAAGGAGGAAGCGGAGTTGCTGCTGAGACAGCTCCGCCCACCCCTTAGGCACATTGACATTAACAACAGCAGCCATCAGAAATAGAAACCGCCCTTTACGGTGTTTTTGAAAGGTTGTACTTTGAACTTATCACCCATCTCCGCCTCCCATGCGCCTTTCAGCTCCGGCCAACAACTGAGCTTAGAAATGATTGGCTGAACCATGTGCCATACTTCATGTTCATCCGGGCACTTGGCTTTTGAATCTCGGATATGATGAGTGATGTAGCGGAGTTCCGCAGCATGAATCATCTCGAATATCTCGGCAGTTCCTTCACCCTCGAAAACAGGGAAAGATGACCGCAAAGAAGAAAGGAAACCGTGGCCGAGATAGCGTTCAGCCAAAGCTTGTTCAAAAGCCAAAGCAATATTACGCATATTGAGATACGTGCCAATGAGGTCTTGTTCGCGTCTGAACTTCGGGACTTCACTGAAAGTAGGGATAAAAGTAGCACGGAACCACCGTCCATTTTCCGACAAAGGCCATTCTCGATTATGATGCAACTCCTCCAACAGGGCTGAGGCATTCTCGTCAACGAAAGAGTTGAGAGAGGCGATAAGTCGCTCAACACGTTCCTTAGAAGCCGGGGCCCGGCCATCGGTATTGATGACAGCGAAGCCGGCAGGGCTTAGCGTGACATCAAGGGAAGGAATAGCTTGGGCGAAAGCTTTGTTAACGATAATTTTCTCGGCCAATTCATAGATGTGGCCTTCCGGCTGCAAATCGCCGAGAAAATATCGCTCTATCCAAAAGCGAGCGAATGAAATCCAAGGCTGCAGCTTGTCAAAGAGAGATGTTTCCCCTTCTACCTCATGAATAACATTCGGTATAAGAGAGCGTAGCCGGTTATTATCAAGTGTCAGATTCATCGGGATTGGTTACATTTTTGGTTGTTACTTCTTTGGCATCAGAATGTTCGTCGAGGGTGGTAAGCTGAATGAAGGGGCAGTCAACATGGACACCTTCCCAGCGGTTGAATTTGATGATTATCTGGTGGACCAGAAACAGGATATCGTGATATGGTTTCTGCAACGCCTGAGCGATAGTATAAAGCTCGCGCTTGTCAGAACCGGAGTTGTTGGTCTGAGCCTTTCCCGGCACAGATCCAACGAGATTACTATGCACCCGCATAGTAAAGCACACCATGTTCACGGCCTCTGCGATGTCGGACTCCCAGTCACCACCCTCTTTCGTCTTACTGTCAATCGAGGTGACTGTGATGTCAGCCGTTTCGCCCTTGCCGTCAAGCGAAATGCTCTTAGGCGTAAAGAGTACGGAGCCGGTGTTTTCCACGTTGGTAAGGAACTCCAACATCTCCTGTTTCTTTTCGTTCATCAGCTCCTCCTGCTTCTTGGGGTCGATGATATGCTGATTGGCGAAAAGATTATCCCAATACCTGGGCGAGACCTCAATGACGTACTTTATAGGGGCGGCGTTTTTGAGCTTCGCCATTTTCGCCTCCCCAATGAGCCGCTTAATGTTGTACCAACTGCCTTTGAACAAAGCGGCATAGTGCGGAATCGGATAGTACATAGAGTCGACCCCGGGAAATCTCGACAGGATAGCAAACTTGCGGGTCTTGGAGATCTTCTCTCCACCACCATTCTCGCGAGTTGCCCTCAGGCCCATACGCTGCTGAAGGTCTTTCCATGGAGAGCGAGGGTCGAGCAATTCAATTTCCTCTACCGTGTCGCGCTGGGAGAGATTGCGGAACGGAGCGAACAACACCTTAGTAATGCGGCCAGTCTTCTCGTCAGCAGGGCAGAACCGACAATAACATGCCGGTTTGCGGTGAAGCTCTACAATTTTGTCGCCATCGTCGTTAAGTATTATGACGGATATAGAAAAATTGAAGTGTTTGAAGTCCTGACACACTCCGAGGAAATAATCTGGCATAGGATTGTCGAGAAGGAAATTCTCGACCTCCGACTTGACAGCCGGAGATGCATCCTCCGTGCAGTATTTGAGGCCGCTGCCATAGCAGACCTCGGCATTGAATATCTGACAGGTCGATAGGGTTTCATCTTTTTCTATCAAGTCAATAAGATTGTAAGGGAGCATGTCATCGGCCCCCCATGTAACGTATTGCTTACCGTCATGGGTGGTGTTGATGTAAAGGTCATTGGCTTCGCGAAAAACAGTGGTTGTCTTTGTCACGATAGCGGCCCTGACATTGGTATGCGGGACCTGATGGACTGAGAAGGTGTCGTAGAAGTGACCATTGCCGGAGAGCTGCGACCCTGTCGTCGGTTTACTATTTTTTTTCATTGGGAGAGAGGGGAAGATTTAAAGATATACGTCAAAATCGTCAATGCCGATAATGCAGACGTCATGAATAGTACGGATTTGGCCGGAGCGAACGAATTTTATAGAGCGTGTTCCCTTGTATCGGTCAAAGCTCAGAGAGATGACGTCCTCACAAGGTAGAATTTTGCCTTTGACGGTAACGACCCTGAGAGAGACGCGCTCTCCGCGGTTGAGCATAGCGAGAGCCTGAGAGATATGTATAGCTTTCTTCATGCGAACTCTGCGGTAAATTCATGTGAGAAGATATGGCTGCGCGACGGCATGAGTGCGCCAAGATCATCGGCAATCAACACTGGTCGCTCTCCGACAAAACGGAATGTGAACTTTATCGAGGATAGCGATTCATTATCGTTATCGACCTCGATAGAGTGGTCAGTAATGATTATGTCGTAGTCGAAGCCAGAGGCGCAGAGCTGAATATCACGCGAGCCGATGAGCTGTTCCACTTCGCGGATCTGCTCATCGGTGAGCGGTCCGGTCTGCATTTCATAGGAGCGTTCGACAGATTGGTTGTACTGTTTGGCCCGACCGGAGCAAACTGCCGTGTCACGTTCAAATTTGGTTTTTCGAGTCACCACGCCAACGACATCAATGTATTCGTAAGCGTTGAACATATTACGGAAGCCGAAAGTGAGGAAAAACGGGTGGTCGACGACATAAAACAGTTTCTGCATTGAGCCGTAAGAAATGGAGAAATAGGCGACTTTTTCAAGCGAGTCACCGGCTTCCTCGTCGGTCAGATTTAGAGCGAAACTGATAATGTCATTGACTGAGAACGAAACGTGGTTTGAACATGCGTTTTTAGTGAATGTTTTCTCGACGGCTGCTGTGTTTCCTTTAATATCAATTCCGACGATTTGCACCCGATACTCGTTAGAGCCATTGCCCCAATGAGCAAGGGAAATAGCCGAGTTTCGGTGGACGATAGAAGCACCGGCAGCGCAAAGGAAACACTGCGTATAGTCAAACCCAGGGTCAAGAGAATACTCACAATAAAGAGCCACAAATTCGGCCACTACTCCATCAATACGGATTTCCATCGTGTCCCAGAGACGGGTTTTAGAGCGGAAGCGTTCCTCAATGAGCGAGCCTATGTCGAACAGCTCTACCACACCGTCATGCGGATAAAGTGTGGTAGAGAAAAATTTGTCAACCTCACCGTCGGGGTCGCGCACAATCTCGACCAAAACCTTTGTTTTGTCGGTGCGAGCCTTTACGGAGTACAAATCCGATGTAAGGACAGGAGAGGATTGGTCAGGAGGGTTTATAATCGTAGTAGCCATGGCGCAAAATTATTGAGAGATAGAGCCTCTGTAAAAGACAAACGGCTCGCGGTTGCCCTGAAGGCTGCTCACCCCGATTATGAGGTGAGCAACTTTTCGGTCAGGACTTTTTAGCTCGCTTGACTTTTTTTGTCTTAGGTGCTTCGAGCTGTTCGCAAATTGCGACACGGTGGCCGGCTCTTACCAATTTGGGGAGATATGTGTCGAGGGCATGGTGGGGGAAACCAGCGAGGTAGATTTTATCGGCCTTGCCATTGGCACGAGTGGTTAGAGTGATACCGAGGACGTCCGAGGCCTTTTGGGCATCCTCGCCAAAACATTCGTAAAAATCGCCACAGCGGAAAAGTAAAACGGCATCGGGGTGTTTCTTCTTCATTTCCTCATATTGCTTCATGAGGGAGACGGCAGTAATGGCCTCGACAATTTGTTTAGGCTTGGCGGCCTCCTCTGCTTTGGCCTTGTCTTTAGCCTCTTGTTCGGCTCGCGCCTTTTCCTCGGCCTCCTCTTTGGCCTTAGCTTCTTGGCGGGCTTTAGCGCGCGAGCTGACCGCGCCTGTGCGCTTGATTTCAGCCTGCAATAATGCAAAGGCATTTTTAGAGATGGGGCAATTTTCGCCTTTGAGCATAAAAGCGTAATTGAGGGCATTGGCCGCATTGGTGAAATTGCAGATGTGCCAGATTGAGCGGTCCGACATGTAAGTGCCAACGCAGATGACGGCAGGGACAACGGCTTCGCCCTCTGCGCTTGATTTTGTGCCGTCAGCGTAAACTGAAAGCTCGATGAGCGACTGCGGAGCGATGAACGCTGTAACGCATACGGGATTGGGGAGAGTGGAGGCTGCGGTAAAAAGATTAGCGGCGGTGGGTGCGGTGATGGCTGTCTGTGTCATAATAGAGATTTTTTTAGTTAGTGATTTGATGATTAGTAACCGAAGAAAATTCGGAAAAACGCCTTTTCGACTTCTACCTCAAAGTGTGCCGTGCCAATGTTGGACTCTCGGCAACCATTTATCGGATTGGAGGAGAGGTGAGCAGCTTTTACAAGCTCTTGTGCTTTGTTGATTTCAGGCTGCTGTGAACCGTAGGGCTGTGTCATATCTTTGATTTTTTGTTCCATTTTTCGTCCTTGTTATCGAGTTTGATTTAGCTTTTACATTGCAAGAAGAGGGTGGACGAAAGCACCATAAGGCAAATTTTTGGAGGAAAATACTCTGCCGCAGGGAGGAAGATTTTCAACCAAAGCAGAGCCTAATTTGCGGGGTGCGTGTCTGCCCTAACTTCGCGATGTGAATAGCGTTCAAATCAAATCCCGGTAGCAAGGACATGGAGCAAAAAACTTTGGTATGATAGGCCCGGAGGGTCATAGTTGCCGTTGCGGAGCAGAAATCAATAAAGTGCAAGAGTAACAAGTCAGGGATTGAAACCTTTTGGCCGAGACCTTAGGCTCGGTGCGCAGCATGAAAGCCCGACCCGCAGGGGGACTCAAAAAAATAAAAGGTCGCCCCCGGAATAACCGAGGACGACCTGTGGAGAGAAATGGAGAGAGAGGAGAATGAGTTAGCCGTCAATAGCCAAGAGATAAGCCGCGAGCCACGGGAGCCAACAGATAGCGATGCCGCCGGACATGGTCCAGAGCCAGTCCCATAGGCAGAAATGATTGCCGGTCATACGGGAGTCGTGGATTTCTTTGATGAACCCAACGACAGCCACAGCCGCAAGCGCGACAGTCAACGTCCACCAGGGCATATGCGGTGGAATGTGGGCGAAGATAACGCCGACGATGAGAGCGATGACGAGTCCCATGATGAAATGAAGGAGTTTGTCGAGACCGCGTTTGTCTTTGCAGAGTGTCATTTGCGATATTTGATGAAGTAGATTAGCGAAATAATGATTATTGCTGATAGAATCGAGAAGAAAACAACCCAGTCAGCGGGATTGAGTATGTCATTATCGGTCCGAGTGTTTTCAGCGACAGAGGTAGAGGATTGAGCCGAAAGATTTATAGTCTTTTGCTCGTCGACCGAGGCCTGTTCATGGGTGGCCTGTTGGGTGGTCTCCTTTGCCTTAGCGTTCTCGATTTTGATAGACTTGGGAGCGGCCCGAGAGTCCGGATGAACAGAGTCGGGAGGGAAGAACTCGATCGTAATGCCCGACAGATCCAGCTCGCGCGAGGAGGAGATGAGAGAGAGGATTTCATCAGTAGAGTACGTGACTACGGCTTCGTCGATGACAACTGCGGTTGTGTCGGCGTAGTCGGTAACAGATTGGCGGGAAGAACGGCACGAGAACAGAGCCGACAGGAAAAGGAGAATGACTATAAGTCGCATATTTTGAAAGAAGGACAGGCTTTGTTGGCAAATTCGTAGTGACAGTGAACTGTGGCACCGGAATATTTCTTCTGCAGAGAGGCAACAAGCTCGCGCAAGGCCTTTTTCTGTGCAGGGGTGCGGGTGTCCTTAGGGCGGTGGCTGCCGTCAGCTTCTTCGCCACCGACATAGCACACACCGATTGAACAGGTGTTCTGACCCGTGCAGTGTGCGCCGACAACAGATTCAGGACGGCCAACATGGATTGAACCGTCGCGGTAGATGACGTAGTGATAGCCTATGTCAGAGAACCCACGGGCGAGGTGGCACTGCCGGATTTGTTCGACAGAGAAATCGCGGCCTTCGGGCGTGGCGGTACAGTGGAGTATGATTTTTGAGATTGAGCGGCGATATTGCTTTAAATCAAGAGCCGCCCATGTCTTAGGGCCGACGATGCCATCAGCATCAAGGGATTTTTGGGCCTGGAAGAACTTGACAGCTTCTTCGGTAACAGGACCGAAAATGCCGTCCACATGGAGGGCGAGAGCCTGTTGCAAGGCGCGGACGTCCCGGCCGCGACTGCCTAAACGGAGAGTTTGCATTATACGGGGAGATTGAGCCGACGCATACGAGCTTCGAGTATAGTGTCGAGGCAAGCCTGATGTTCGAGCTGCATGAGGATTAGAGACTGGTCTTCGGGGTCGAGCCGGTTAAATCGGCTCTGATCCTCGCAGAAAGCACGGAGATTTTTGACGTGCTGCGCGTTATTGCGATGTTGCTTGGCGAGGCGGATTTCAAACGGTTTCATTGCGAATGTAGATTTTAAGATGAGCGATTAGACTTTCAGTCAGAAGCTTCGTCAGAAATTTTTTTAATGTTGATATTCATAAGAGAGCCGGCAATGGCGATAATCTTTGCAAAAAGAATAAGAGTGACGTTGCTGAGCTCTCCAACCGGCGGGCTGAAGAAATCATATAGGATAAGGAACATTGCCACAATAATTAGGATAATGCCGAGAATGTGGCGATGAGTTTGAATAGTTGACTTTTTCATTGCGGAGAGGATTGATTGTGTTGCAAAGGTACGGACGCACGAATGTACGGTAAAAGACAAGAAAGACTACATGACGCCTGACACGTCGGCGGCAAAAGAGCCGAAGTAGGGGAAATTCTCACAGCCGATGTATAGGGTGTCAAAAGCGTCCGTTCCATCAGTGCGTAATTCGAGGCGGTCATCTTCCGTCTCGGCGAGCTTTTCACCCGACTTGTCTTTATGGAAACCGTTACGGCCGCGAGTTACGCCGGCCGATTGAATAGCGAGAATAAGGTCATCGTTATTCTGACGGTTGAAATATGGAGTGAGACGATTAAGTCCGGCGAAACCGTGGTTTATAAGATGATATTTTTCTTCATGCCGCATAGGGTTACCGAGCGGCGTAGCGACAACGTGCCAGCCATGTTTGCGGAACTCGTCGATGATAGTGTGACGGAAGTCGACAGAGTTGACCGCATAGTTAGAGCCGAGAGCGGTAGTGTCATAGTAAAACACGACCGTTTTCTGCTTGTGGTGAGCGTAATATTGGCAGAACTCGGCGACGAGAGCGGGGATTTTACGCTCATACTTCACATAGAACGATTTGAGGACATTGAGGCGGCCAAGACGCTCGTCAGGCTGACCGGCTACAATCCAGTTAATATTGGCATTGTAGTCCATACCGATACAAATAGGGCGGTATCTGTCGAGGTCGCGGTCAGCGCGGCAGTCAAGGGCTTCGGGTTGGAAGTCGAAGCCGATATGGTCAAGGTACTCAAAATCGCTATCGTTATACTTGTGGCCCTCTTTCATCGAGGAATAAAAACCGTCACGAGCAATACCGATTTTCTGACACATGATAGAAGTCTGAAACGTGAGCGGTGTGAGGTCACGTTTCATATCTCGTAGGTATTGCTCGCCCAGTAGCTGCACGTTTTCGACCGAAGAATATTCCCGGTAGTAAGTGGCTATTGAACGGAGTTTATTGATGTTAGCATCAAGGCGACGGAGATGCCCACGGAGATAAGCGGGCGGCTCTATACCTTTTTTCCGAAGCTCGAGTATTTTCTGCTTCTGACGCCATTGTTCATACACGCCGGCCTCGATAGCGTGTATAATTTCCGGGTTCATCTTCTTCTCATATTCAAGGAACCACGAGCCTTTTTTGCTCTGTGGCATATCCGAGAGAATGAGGACGGCATGATTGAATGAGTGCCGGGAGAAATGGGTCTTGATACCACCATTGGCGGGGAATGTTTCCTCATGGAGCCGGACAGGGTCAATGAATTTGGCCTCGTCGACAAGGAGCCACGACAGAGTGAGCGAGTTGGCGGCTCCCGTTCGGTCCTGAGATAGAATGACTGCCACCGATCCATTATAGAATGAGATTACCTGCTCCCAATCATGGGGCTCGGTAATAGGTTTGGCGAAAGATTTAGGCGGTCGACGTCCTACGACGTAATGAACGCCTTTTTTGTAGCCCCAACGCTCCCAAGCTGCGAACAAACCGGGTAGCGTGTTTGTGAGTCCATGCTTGAAGGTAGGCACGACGATACCGCCAGTGGAGCCGGGCATTCGTTGCATCATTTTCAGTGTGTATGGCGCGGCAATGGAGTCAGTTTTGCCTGTACGACGCCCGGCCACAATAACTGTGGTGCGGGCACCGATGAGCTGTGCCAACATCTGTGGGCGGTTGAAGTATGTTGGTTTAGCCTTGGGGTTGATCAGTTCCATCGGAGAGAGGTGCGAAAAGTTGTTGTTCTTCGAGGTCAGGCTCTTCAAATTCCACATCGACGATGTCACGGAAATCGCGTGAAAGCTCCTTCGTAAGTCTGGCGATGTAGTTGTATGCGTCCGGGATAGGTTCGAGACCGAGGACGCGGACATCGAGAGTGGCGCAGAACGGCTGAATGACAATCTCGTCGTAAGGCATTGTCATTTCGTCCTCCATGTCAACTCGGTTATACTTTGCATAAGAAGCCGCGACACGCTCCATAGTTTTTGTATCCTTGCGAGCCTTAGCCATTGCGTATGTTTCAAGGAACATCTCATTTGCTCGAGACCTGTGGAAATCGCGAGATTTCTGCGAGAGCAGAGGCACGAGCTGATGAATTATATTTATATCAGAATAGGCCGTCGACTGCGAGACATCATATCTCGACATGATGGTGTCGCGTAACTGACGGTCCTTCATGGAGGGATTCGCCAGCCAATAGTTATACATCTCGCGAAGGCGCAGAACGCGCTCAGCGAGGGCGAGCGGGTATTTTTCGCGCAGCTCGTCTTCGGCAGAAAAGAGGTCGACCTTGCAAGCTTCAAGCGGAGAGAGGAGATTTGGCATAGAGGAAAGAGGTTATAGTTCTACTCGTCATCTTCCATATCGAGCAGGGCGCGCTCTGACATTTCCAGAGCTGCGGGTGAGCCGACACGGGCGAGCATTGCCATCTGCTTGCGGATTTCAATTTTCTGCGAGAGTTTGCCTCGCAGATAAGCCTTTCGGGCCGGTGAGTCGGCCATCGCAATGTCGCTTTTGAATTCTTCTTCGGGGAGGTCAAGAGTAATGGCGATTTCGGTAGGCGTGATGTAGAGAGCAGCCAACTGTTCAATGGTGGTCAACTGTTCTGCTGAATATATCATGGAATGGCACGGATTGACGGGTTATTACATAATCGAGCTGTTGGTGGAGGCTGTCAAAGACTGAGGCGTCCGTGGTAATGAAACCAGACTCATAGCGATTGCCGCGAGTCAGGTTCTGCGACATGACCACAGCCACCTTCCACTCCTCATTTGACACGAGCAAGATTTTCGAGTGATTGTCTGAGAGGTAGCAGTTCTCGACAGTCTGCGCTATGAACGGCCACAGTTTGAGGGTCTTGTTAGTAGCCTTAAAGTCAAGGACAATATCAAGAGTTCGCACAAGGCCCTCCTTCTCGATGAAGAATATCCGTCGGAGAAATTCTTCGGAAATCGAGAAGGAGGTCATCTGCACGTCGGCGGGGCCGGTCTGCGAGAGCGTCCATTTGAGAATGTCGGCCACTTGGAGGGCATTGCTCAAATAAGCCTGATAACCGTTGTCGGCGAGCGGCGACAGAATATCGGTTATAGAGGTGGAGCGGTTCATCAGAGCAGTCCGGCAGCGGTCATTTTTTCACGGATAGCCACGGTTGGCGAGGCAATACGGGCATACGTATCGCGTATGCGCTCAGCCAGCGCGTCATCGGGATTGGCGGCATACTTTCCGAGGAGCAGATGAATGACGCGTGCAGCATTGCGCGAGTCAGAGCGTGAGTCCGTGACGAGTTGCACAGATGCCGCGGGTGTACCCTTGACATAATGATCGTAGCGATTCCAGTTCTCGCGGTACAACGTATCGAGGGCAACGATTTCCTTAGCCCAGGGGAATCTGTCCGAGTCCGGGCATGTAGAGGTTTCAGGGGTAATCATGCGGAGCCGGACGTGACATTCACGCATTTTGCGGAGAATATCGGCGTTATCGATGTAGAGCTGTTTGATTTCATCGGGCAGTTGGTCATGGTCGGCTCTCTTGCCGCGCTGCAGGTCAGTACGCTTTGAGGCTCCCTCAGGATTGTCAAGGCCGCGCGCCAGAACAATGGCGTTGACATCAGACATCATCGAGCGGACTTGCTCGTGAGTGATGTCGACGAGTCGAGCCTTGTAGATTTTATTGAGATGATATTCGATAGTGCCGGCATGACGAGCAATGTTGCGCGTAATGTTGGCATAGAGAATTTTATTCCTGGTCACACGGAGCAGGAGGTCAGCACCTTCGTTAAGATTGCGCTGCGACGGCTCTGTTTCAAGCCATTCCTTTATTTTGGGAGTGAGTTCAAGGTCAATCATAATTTATTGTTGATACCGGCAATAAACAAGGTGTTTTTGCCATGTTTCAGTAAAAGTTCGTGCATACCGCGCAGAGTAGATCCGGTGGTAACAAAGTCATCAAAGACGATAATATTAGGCTCAGCCGGAAGCACGTTTAGAGTGAATACCGCATTGATTCGCTGACGAGAATGGCAAAAAGCGACGTCTTCATAAAAAGGGATTTGCAATTTTTCGCTTATCTGCTCGCAAATAAGCGAAGCAAAATTACGCTCTTTATGTCTTCGCTTCGGCGAGGTGCAGATGCACCAGTGGCCAGATGAAAGGGCAGGGCCGAGGTACTTAAAGAGAAAATCCGACACGGCTTCCGCAAAATGCGTTATTTCAGCCGGGTCGGATTTAATCTCAGTAAGAGTTCTGCCCATTATAGACTTTTGCCAAAGCGACAAGAACCATAGGCCGGCTCTGGGCGTGATTCTCGGACGAAAGTCGAAATTACATCTTGCCTCGGTGGATTTATCCCAAGCCTTGCGCTCCCGGACAGCGAAAATGTCTTTTCCAAGCAAAGCGGCAGAGCCGATGACACGACCATAAATGGAAAGATCACCGAGAGCCGGAGAGCCATTGGCCACCTCAAAATCCGCCAGGATTGAGGAGACGTCAGCCAGCAGACTCCCGGTGTTCTTGTCAGAGTGTTCAGGGGGCTTCATTGATGATTCCGTCCTCGGTGTCGATAGGTCCGGTGTAGAAGGGCGTCTCGACGGGGTCATCAGCCTCGACAAGAATTGTAGTACCGGCGGAACCGGTGGCACCCTGGCCGTTGTCGCGCGATGGAGAGACGAGAGCTCCGTCATATTTCTCGCAACCGATAACGCGATACTTGCCTCTCATGTCCTCGACGAGAACGACGATACGGGTGTTGATGAGAGAGGTAGCGGCGGTAGCGGCATCCTCGTCGATTTTCGGGTGGATGAAGGAGCCTGTCACCTTGAAGGTGCGCGAAGGCTCCTCACCTTGAGGCTCGGACTTGAAGTCGGCTTTGCCGGGGAGGTGATCGAGGGGATGCCACTTCTCGCCCTCGGCGAGCTTGAATGCTCCGTCGTATACAGACGAGATGGGGCGGTCATACTCATCAACGGGAATCGTGGGCCAGCCGGCGATAGCACTGATGGAGGTGAACCACGCACGACGTTTAATGCCCGGAGTAACGGGCGTACCCTGGCAATATTTCATATCGCGCAGAGTGCTGAAACATTTGTTGGTAGCTTCTGGCATGATTTAACGTATTAGAGGTTAGGCCGCGGAGAGGTCGACGATACGCAGACGGCGGGGGTCGATGGTGCGGAACTGGAAGCCAAGCCACATGTCGGAGGCCATAGAGAGGTCGTAGTGGCCGATGCGCATGATGTCGACCGAAGTCTGGTCAGCATCGTTATAGGTGCCGTAGAGGAGGTTTGAAGGCTGAGTGACGATGGCGCGGTCAGTGCCGTCGAGCTCAGGAACCGGGATAAGCGTGAGCTTATGGCCAGATCCTTCAACGTAGGGCTGATCATACTGCTTGTTGTATACGAGGCCGGAGTGCGTGAGCAGATAGGACTCGTTGTACGCGTCGGCGAAAGAGGTGGGACAGAGCATGACGTTTTTCTCGCGGCGCAGGAACTGATTCGATGAGAACACGATGTCTTTGGCGATGTCGCAAGCGTTGGCGTTGGTGACAGCCTCGCCAACCTTGTAGAGATTGCCCTTAGCGACCGAGATGTTGCCGTCAGCGATTTCTTGATCGGCGATAGTGAGAAGGCCATCGCAGAGGTCGAGGGTGGTGTCGCCGTCGGCCTTACGCTTGCCGGTGAAAGCACACTGGGCGATGTGCTGACCGCGGGCCTTTACAAGCTGCGCGAGAACGAGGAACGTGGTACCGGCCTTCTTGATAGCCTCGGTGATGACGGGGTCGTTGTAGCCGAGGGGGATATCTAGGTAGTCGACTGGAGCGAAAGTCTCGATGACGTTGCCGTGGAAGGTCTCGATTTCACGGTAGTCAATGTCAACGGAAGCCTTGGAGATGCGGTCGCGCTTGAAGGGAGCGAACTGTGATTTACCAGATATTTCGCCGAAGCGACGTTTGCCACGGAGCTTCTTGACGGGCACGAAATATTTCAGCACGTCAGCGGCGGCACGGATAGGGAGCTGTCGGAGGACAGGATCCCACTGGATACATGTGTCCTTATACTGCTGAAGGACTTCGTCAGTGATGACGATTTTAGCGGAATTGTCTGCCATTGTGGAGAGAGATTGAGGTTAGAGGATTAGTAGAGGCCGTCGCAGAGGGCGTCACAGACCTTGTCGATGTCGAGACCGTTGAGAGGGTTTGTGTCCTTCGAGGTCTCAGTTACGTCGGCAGTGTCAGAAGCCGGTTCTTTGACGAGGTCAGCGATTTTGGCGTTGAGCTCGTTGATTTTGTTGTCCTTTTCTGTGATTTTGGAATTGAGGTCATTGACAGTAGCGTCATGAGCGGCGACAACGGCCTCAAGTTTGTCGGCCTGATCCTCGGTAAGAGTGAGCTTACCATCGGCAACAGTGACAGTGTCGCCCAGAATGGCGGCAACAGCGGTGAGAGTTTTTGACATTTGAGGAGTTAACTGTGCTGCTTCCGGCACTTTGGCCTCGGCAGCGGTTTTGGAATGAGTTGATGTGAAGAACTGCGCGAGACGTTCAAGGAATGAGCCTTTTTTGACATCGACCGGGGGCATAGGTATTCCCTCTTTTGCGAGTGCGTCAGCCACAACATCGGTAATTTCCGGAGCTGAATCTTCAGGATCATCGGTGATTTCATCGACGAAGCCCCATTCGAGAGCTTGCTTTGCGGTAAGCCATGCGCCATCTTTCATGAGGGCCAAGAGGTCCTCTTTGGGTTTCTTGCAGCGCGAGGCATACATGCCGGCGATACAGCCGTCGATGGTCTCGTTGTCCTTTTTGAGTTTTTCGAGGTCAGCTATATGAGCGGCGAGCTCGTCGGCGTTCATATAATCCCACTCAAAAACCACACTCATGCACTTATGCACCAGGAACAGGGCATTTGCGTCGATAGAAACGTGCTTAGCCCCCATCGAGGCGATGGTGGCTGCCGAGGCATTCATGCCTACATAGTGGCAATGCACGTTACCATGGAGCTTAAAGAGAGAGGAAATAGAGAGGGCGGTATCGACACGCCCCCCGGTTGAGTCAATCAAGACGCAAACCTCTTTGTCCTTGTGCTTGTCAAGAACAGCATTAACCATGTCGGCGGAGAAATTCCAGTCGCCGACATAGCCTTTGAGGTAGAGATTGTAATTTTTAGGCATAGCGAATGATTGTCTATGCCGCAAAATTACGGGGTGACGAGATAGGGATAAAAGACTATAAAATCATCATAAGACGCATGGAAGCACCGATTTTTGAGCAAGATGAGTGATTTTATAAGTGCGGACGGCGGCACTGCCACCCGGCTCGCCGGTAGAGTCCGAATAGTTGATGATTGGGTAGTTGCCCTCACGGGTTCCTACGAGATACTGACGCCCACCGGCACCCGTAACCACGAAGGCAAGATTTTCGCCTTCGGGCAGTGGGTGGACGGTAGAGAACTCCAACGTGGATTTTTCCTGACGTGTGCCATTGAGCTTTGACCCCTCCCAGCGGAGAGTAGGCCGACCTACAAATTCGATGGTTTCCGAGGGGGCGGCAATGGCGACAATGCAGCCGCAGATAGAGTGCAACATCAGTCCGGAGTCAAGTACATTGCAACGGACAATTTGAATTTTTCTGATACCGGGGAGAGAATAGCAGCTCATGGCAGCGGGTGTTTTGTACGGTTTGGTTGATTTGGTTGAATTGTGCGGTTTGGTAATTTTAGCCTCTGAAGTCAACGACATTTAACGTTCGTTAACTTGCTTGCGCTTGATTTTTCTTGCGTATACGGGAATACATCTGTCTGATGGTTTCCCAGTTTTTCTCTGTTCGTTCAATTCCGTGACGATCCATAAACTCGTATATTATGTCGGTTATCTGCACATCATGACTGAAAAGCTCATGCAGTTCATTTGAGAGCGTGGCTTGAAACAGTTTTTTGCAGGTTGAAATCAATGCAGTCTGGCCAGTTGGAGAGAGAAAGTTGAATGTTGCCGGATTCAGGCCTTTGAAAGTCGGCACCTCGACAGCCAGGAGCCCGGCGTGGTCAGCAGGTCGATAGTCACGCGGAGCTTTACGCAGCATGGACGACAGTACGGCACGAGGTGCGGAACCTCGAGGAAAAACAACTCTCTCCGATTCGGGATCCCAAAAGTCGTGACGTAACCACTGGCGAAGATATTCAGGCGGATTGATGTAGACGGAGAATTGTGACATGTGATAATTACAGGGTTTAGATTAAAGATTCTATAATGCAAAGTTATCAAAATTTCTGCAATCGTTTAAGTTTGCATTCTTAAATAGTGTAACGAATTATGTGACACTTTGAGTGGTTAGGTGTATTTTTACCGTGCATTCGTGCGCTTGATGCTAAATGTATATAAATAAATAATTTAAGAGCGCACACAATTCGTGCAGAAAGAGCGGCCAGAGAGTGCTTCCAACATCGGGATTTGTGCAACAGTGCAATCGTGCGCAAAAGTGCAAAATTCGTGCGCTATCTAAACCGCTGATTTGCAAACGCAAACGCCCTCTTTGTACGAATGTACTCTTTTTCTCTCTTACAATAGGCGGGAGAAAAAAATATTATTAAGGATTGTTTCACGTGGAACACAAATAATTATTATTCAACACATTACGTCCAATTTGCATACATGCAAGCTTGGCGATGGGCGCGCACCTCCCCCTGCCCCTCCGCTCGTAAGATTGGCCACCGTGCGCTTGTGCCGGAGTTGCACGACCGCACCAAGCCACCGAAAATCCATCATCGGGGGTGCGGGGGTGGCAGCGCGTAAACGATTGCAGATGTTACCAACTCGATTGCAGAATATTTGTTTAAATATTCAAGAATGAGTATCTTTGCATTATAATTCCCGCATACGCTCTTGTATGATATGCAGAGATGCATGCTTCTTGAGTAATTCTCCATATAGATATGAAGGTTTTCAATCCAAATACCATTTCCGAATAGATATAGATAGTTTATTCGCAAAGAACAAATGAGAGCCGCGCACCGTCGAGAGACGATGCGCGGCTTGCTTTATAAGGGAAAAGAAAAATGTTTATTCGCTCCGACGTTCTAGTAACCAGCCGACTTTGCCGTCATGAATGATAGTGCGGTAGCCGAGGAACATCATCGCCTCAGCGACGTCATTAAGCTCCATGTCAACCATGTCAGCGAGATCGAGGATTATTTCTTGAGAAGTCATAATCCGGAAGCGTCGATCATGGGGGTTAAAGCCGCGAGTCGGGTGATACTGGGTGTTGATGAAGCCCTCGATAACGCCGAGGAACTTAGGAACTGCGGGAGCCTGTTCCCGGCTCTGTTCGATGTTGTTTTCTTCTGTCTTCATAGGAAAGGGTTCTTGATGTTGTTTCTGGAGATATAGTCGTTGATAGCGTTTCGGAGTAGGTACAAATCGCCCGGATCATCGAGGAAGATAAATCCGTTGGAGAAGTCGACGACTCTCGCCTCGACAATGATAGTGGCGAGGTTCTCCCCTGTCTCGTCGTCAGTGATGATGTTAGAGCTGACAACAACCTCCGGCACGGGAGTAAGGCGGCTCATAGCTCACCTCCTCTCGCCAGGGCTATGGCTTCCGGTATAGAGGCCGTGCGAGCTACACGGTGGTAGAAGATTCGGAAATATGGCTGCTTGTCAAAATCCACAGCGTCCGAAACCGAGTATGCTGTGATTTGGCCGTAATTTTCGGAACGGTCGATAACATGGTCAACGAAAGTGGCACGGCCACGAGTTATCTTGCTGTCAATGATACGTGCCTGTTCCTGCATAGCCATTGCGATTTGAAACGGAGCGTTTTCGCCCTGAACAAGCACACCCTCAAAACGCTTTGCCATGTTCTGAAATATCTGTCCTTTGGTGGACTTTCCCGATGTAGTGAACAGTTGAACGGTGTCGAAGAAGAACATCATTTCTCACCTCCTTCCTTGATAGGGTTGACGATTGCATTGAACACGGTGGTAACGCACACCGGGCATACTTTTCCACGTTCTGCGAGGTAGTCTGATAGTTCGGCGGTAGAGAGGCCGGATTTACGGACTCTATTAGCGCAATACTCTACGTTGCCACCTGTCATTTCCCAGTCCTCAACGACGCAACGGGCAACAACATTTAGAAGATCTTCCTTAAATCCGTGCATTATTCCTCACCTCCTTTCTTCAAATGGTAAGCATGGCCGTCGGCCGACAGCTCGTAAGGGCCGTGGCCGTTGTGGTCATAACGCTCACCTCCCGGGAGCGTTTTACCGAGGTAATCCCAACGGCGGTAATAGCGATTGTAGACATAGAGCATAACCTGCTCGCCGCGCTCGTTGGCAAGTTGATGATGGCGACGGCGAATGTAGTGCATATCAGCCTTACCGGCCTCAAGCTCGATGCGAGAGACATGAGCCGGATAAAGGAACGACTCAAAGCGGTAGTTGTATGTGTCGGCCATTACTGCTCACCTCCTTCCTCCGGCATAGGCATACGGGCGGCGCGGAAAGCCCAGACAATGCCCCACGGCATTGCATAGAGACAGTCGAGGCCGACAGCTTTCTGCGCCTCGAGGGTGCCAGGGATGGAGATGTTATGCCACCACATCGCGCAAAGGCAGATGACGGTAACAACGGAAGATACGTTGGCAGAGAACAACGCCCGGGCGATGTTTCGAGGCGTACAGTTGCACCGCAGCCACTTACAAGCGACCGAGAGGGCGCGGGAGAGGCGGACACTGGCTGGAGTTGAATACATGGCTCCGATAGCGGGGCCAGTGAGAATCACGAGGGGCGAGGTCGAAGGTTTACCCGGAACCTTGAATAGAATTGATTGTTGCATACTATCGTGAATGTAGCGTTAAACAAAAACGGCTGACACCGTTGCTACATTCACGATAGTTCACTCCTAAGAGCACTTCAATGAAATCGGTGTCAGCCGCGTATGGCTGGTATGTTCGGGCATAAAAAAAGCCCGCAGAAGTATGTCGAGCATTAACCGCGCTCGGCGAGGTGAACTAATCACCGTGAATGTAGCACTGCAAATTTACGACAATAAACTCACACTGCCAAATTTTCATGGAGTAAATTAAGAAAGAATTGAAATCAGCTCCGGCTCGTAAATAATGCGGATATCGCAGCCATCAGCCTTGAGCTCCTCAATTTTTTTAAGCTTTGAAGGGCCAGCACCACTACCAATAACAACGATATTAGTTTTCTTCGATATGGAGGTATTTATGTCGGCTCCAAGAACTTGAAGCATTTTGCCCAGGTCATCACGGTTAGGATATGCTGTGAATATCCCAGTAATAACAGTACGAGCGTGGAAGAATGGAGTGTTCCTGTTTTCGACCAAAGAATCATCAATCGCGTCGAGTGTTTTTCGTTCATATCTTTTTGAACCTTTATGTGCAATTGCTGCAGAAATACCGCCTTTAAACGTGCTTGTTTGGATAGAGCCATTTTCGGCGAGGAGAACTTTAGCACAAGCCAAAGCGTCGTCGAGGGCGTCATGATGGCAGCCCATATCGATGTTATACTTGGCACATGCCGCTTCAAGTGAAAGTCCAGTCATTTCGTATGTACAAAAGAAACGGAATTTCGATGGATCGGACACACAACAATAAAGATCCATTTGCTCGGTCCAAACAGAACGGTCGAATTCTGCATTGTGGCTTACCAGGACATCATTACCGATAATTTTTTTTATTGTCGGCCATAATGCCTGAAAAGAAGGTGCTACAGTGACCATTTCCTTAGTGATACCATTTACCGCGGAGTTATCCTTGTCTCTGTGGTCAGGTATTGGATTAATCAAAGAGTAGAACTTCTGAACTATGTGCCCAGCCACGACTTTAACGAGACCTATGGCACATGCGCTCGAGCGTTCCGCTGTGAACGTCTCGAAGTCTATTGCTGTAAAAGAGTTTAGTTTCGACATGGCTTAAAATAGAATTAGAACAAATGAAGGAATCATAATAGAATAGGATTGATATATATGTTGCAAATATACAACAAAAATGAGTCAAAACAAAAACACCCCCGCCTTGATGGGCGAGGGTGTGGCCACTCTTGAAATGAAATGGAGTGCTAAATCAAACAAGACGAAGAGCGGCCAGTTCTGAGCCGAGGCGGTGAATACCTGCCTCAATCTTTTCGAGCTGCTTGTCGGAGATTTGTGCGGCACCTGAGCGATATTGACGCATTAGGCTGTCGTTAATGCCGAGATAGCGAGCGAGGGCACTGACATTGAACATCGAGTAATATTCAAAGAGCGATGTGATGTCAAAGCGGAATTCTATTTCTTCGTTAAGAAATTCGGGGATATCATCTCCGATTTCATTGTATGACTGAAGGACTTCATCAAGAGAGTTGAAAAAATCCTCTTTGGCTTCCTTTACGGAATCACCGGTACCGATGAGCTGTACCTTATCGCCGGTGGTGTTGTAGGCTATATATGAGCCATCAGATTGTTTTTCTATGCTTACTTTCATATCGAGTGGGTGTTATGAGTTAATACTTTTTTGAAAAGAGAGGGAGGGTGCTTCCTCCCTCTCTTTGATTAGAAGCCGATTTGCTTTTTTAGAGCGTTCATCAGGCCTTTTCGGATTTCCTGCGATCCGTGTCTTTCGACTATCAGACGCTCGCCGTTGTCGTTGACGTAGATGTCGTGTTTCTTACCGTGGGCGTAAAATCGGTAGCCCTTTTCGGTTGCGATTTTAATAAGTTCTTTCCATTTCATTGTGTCAAATATCTCGTTTGATTTAGCATTACAAAGGTATAACGTTTTCGTTATATTACCAAATATTTTGGTAAAAAAATAACGAAAATGTTATGTTTTTTTTCATTGGCGCATGGTAACGACTTCTTCAAGTGCTTTCAGGATGAAAAAACACGAGGGGTGGATAATCGTTGAAGGTCGGGTTTGCCATAGCATAGATAGAAGCACCAATTTCGACAATAGCATCATAAGGTCCACTATGGGAATCAAGGATTACTGGACGAATTACCTTATTGGCGAGTAAAAGACGTGCGAGCTTCTCGCTTATATCCATTGCAGCACTTGTAGCCAGTCGGATTCTATCTTCCGGCTTCACGGCTTTTGGAATTTTTAATCTGTAGGAGTAGCAATGCAGATGGCCGTCAACAAGCGGGAAAGGAGCAGGTAGATCCGGCGGTTCTAACGGGAAGGGGAGATCGTTGGCACAGGCTTTATATCCGCGACTGTGGCCGAAAACGTAGCCGAGGACAAGACCGCCCATGCAGCCTGCGGCAAAGAGGATAATTTCAATCATTTTGGAGTAGTTTTAATTTAGTAGATGGGAGTATTTACTGAATAACTGAAGGAAAATTTCCCGCCTAAGGCGGAGAGAAGCGAGACGAAGTTGTACCATTTCAGCACAAACTGAGACAGGCACTTCACGACAACTGTTGCGCTTCCATTCGCTGACAAAGTGATTAAACTTTTTCATAATTAAGTGGAGGATTACCAAATATTTTGGCGGAAAATAACGAAAATGTTATATTCTTTTAGAATAGCTTCGGCTGCGGGTTGAGACGCTCTGCCCGGAGCTTGCCGAGGGCTTCCTCGGCCTTGCGTCGGCGGCAACTGCGGTGCTCAGCACCGCAGTTGATGACAGAATTTCATCTGAATTGATCTTGTCGCGCTGCGATTCCACGTCAATGCCGATGGCTTCACAGATAGGTTTGATGGGTACGAAGATTTCCCCGTCGCTGTCGACAGTGACGATATCGACTCTGTTGATTTTAGAAATTACGTTTTGCATTTTAGAATATGTTTCAATTTAGTAAATAGTAGTATTTTCGGAATGTCTGACGAAGGATTTCTCGCCTTAAACGTAGAAATTCGAGCCGGAGACGAACGTTCTCTGCACAAAACGAGTCAGGCACTTCACGACAGGAGTTGCGCTCCCATTCGCTGACAAGGTGATTAAACTTTTTCATAATTAAGTGGAGGGATAGGTAGCCAGTGTGTAACTTTTAACCCTAATTGACGATGTTTGCGTTCCTCAATCTCAAAGCCATAGTCCTCAAAATAATAGAAAACCGCATAATCGGTGCGGAATCTTCCAGACTTTGCGCTTCTATAATATTCGCGTATAATAACGGCCTGACCATTTTCAGGAAGGCGTTCAGATGGTTTATACCACTTCATCAGAGTTGGATTAGTCAGTGTCTACGATTGAATTTGGGTGAGTATTTCTTACAGGAGAATTGTTTAGGGGAGATAGAACGCTTTGAGAGCTGACATCGTGGCGGGTGGGTCTGATAGTGACAACAACAGTCGCAAGCAGGCTGAACCTGGCCGCAAAGGTCTCTCGAAAGTTTGGCTAAATTGGCGTTTAAGGATAGGACTGGCGAGGTAGTCATAGGAGGCGGAGCGAGCCGAGCCATTTCTAACGTGCGAGCGGCTTTTGCAGCCACCTCGCGGAGCTCATCGAAAGCCGCGGCTACGGCCTTCAGCCCTGGCGGCATCGAAGCGCGTGCCAAGGCTGAGGCGTATGCGGCCATTTGTGATTTGGAGTAGTTTCGGGTCATGGAATTATGAGCCAGTCTTCTGAAAGCATATCAGTTTGAGAAGCGAGCCAGCCAGAGAGGATTTCATTTTGTGCGGTGAGCATGCAGATGGTTCCAAGAGCTTCAATCTCGCCACCGTTCAACTCCGCGAGATATTTGAGCCGTGGGTCTTTACACCATTCGGCTTTGACTTTGGTTGCAGGTTTGAGCCATAAGAACATGCCGCGACCGTTCCAGCCTTTACGGGCTACTTTGTGACCTTTTTTCAAGGCTTCGATTGCTTGTCCGAAATTCATGATAATTTATTAACTTTTGATGTGAGTGTGATGAAGATTGTGCAGAAGGCCACAGTGCCGACTGCAAGGAGTGCGAGCAGCGGAGTGCCGAAGATTGGCACGAGTAGCCACCACCATGACCAGGAGATAACGCCGAAACATTTGAGCCCGATGAAGGCGACGGTCGAGAGGAGCCATGCCACGAGGAACACGGCGACGATGATTGGTGTTTTACTTGTTCTCATTGGGAGTGTCATTTTGATGTTTTTTGACGATGACCGCAAGTGCATAAGCACAAACGGACAGAGCCAATACACTGTAATCTTTGTTGTTTCGACATTGTTCTGTGATGTCGAGTTCAGGGGTTTCACGGACAGCAGCCATGACGGCCTCCGCCTGTTCCTCGGTGGCAGGATACATGGCCAGCACTTTCAATACCTGAAAGTCTGAGATGTCGATTGTTACTTTCATTTTGTGGATTAGTTATTCGTCGTTGTCTGAAAAAACTGATTCATATTCTTCTTCCAACATTTCTTTTAGTCTCGGATCAGAGTCGGCCAAATCTTTGAAAAGGTAGTTTATATCCTCATAACCACCGACAGGGTCACCGTTAGCCCGATTCACGCAATATATGTGATAGTGGGTCGCGATAGTTACACGTTCTCTGAAAGTCATGTTAGAGTTTTATTTTGTGGAGATAAGATAATTCGCCTTTATAGTGATACCCGCGACATTTAAGTTCGGTTATTATCTCTCTCAAAGATGAGATTAACTCGCGAGGTGTAAGGCCTGCGAATTTCGGGTTAGAAACTTGTATATCGGAGGGGGATTTAACTGAGTGGCCAGCCGAAATACGTTTGCCGTGACAGACTTTGCAAATTGAGAGGTGGCCGGATTTGGATCTTGGGTGTGAAGGGTATTCCGCCAAAGGCTTTGGTTGCCCACAAGATTTACAAGTTATAAGTTCGTCAGGATTCATAGTGGCAATGGGTTAAGGGTTAGAATGGTAAGTCATCTTCTGTACCGAAGTTCGGATTTATAATACGATTGAGGTCTGCTTCAAAGGCAGATCGAACATTAGACAGACGGAGCAAATCTGCGGTAGCTTTTCTTTCATGTTCGACCTCGGTGTCATCTAAGCCGAAGAGTGTATATAAATCAGATAAATTGGGGGCGGCGATTTTTTCAAATTCTTCGAGGGCATGATAGACCGTTTCTCCAAAATCATCGAAAGATTCAGTTATATTGTCATGGGCAACATATTCCCACCGATACGGGCATTTACCTATCCCACGAGGGATAAACCAGACTTTCGCATGGAAATCACGAAGGATAGCAATTATTTTGCGTTCCATATGCTCGTACGCCTTAAGCAGAGCCTCACGTCGACGTAATTCAACCCAATAAGGGGTCATTGAATGTTCGGAGATTAGCCGAGCGGCGTCAGTGATAGGCTCAACCGTCAACTCGATGTAATCGACGTCGATAATCTCACACCGATCAAGTGGGAGGCCAAGGCGTGGGATTCGGGCCTGGAAATAGTAATCAAGTCTACCCCCAGAGTAATGTAAATTTCCTAAGAATTCCTCAAATGATAGATCTAAATTCATTTCTTACGTTTAGTTGGTTTCTTCTTACGTTTATGGACTCGCGGAGAGTCGAGAGTCATTTAGATTTATTTTTTAGAGAGTAGATGTTATCGTTTTCGTGGTCGAACACCTGAAAGCCGATGATCGAGGCGTATTCATCGCCCGCGCTCATGGGCGACGTCGAGGCAGAGGTCAACACGGTCAAATTTGCCATTGAAGGTGTCAGCGAGAGAGCGGATCGTGGCGGCTGAGACACGTTCCGCGGAGGCAAGACGAATGAAATATCCGTCGGGGTGCTGCTCGATGACGGAGAACCCGGCAGGGATTGACACAGAGACTACGGCTGCATGAGGCTGAGCCGATGAACCAGAAAGCTCGTGAGACTGAGAGCAGCCTACAAGAGCGAGGGCAAGTAGAATGGAAAGTTTGTAAACCATATATGGGAAAATTAGAATAATTCAGCTTGAAGGAGCGACGCCTCTGCATTGTGGAGGCGGGCTCGTGTTTCTATGAGGAAATAATCGAGATAGAGGAACATGAAGCCGATTGCATATAATTTGGCTTCGCGTTGAGAGCGGAAGCGGCCGAGAGCGGCGGTAGGCTGCCTCACAGATGAACGACCGTTGGCCCAGTGGACGAGATAGCCATAGACCCAATAACCATCAGGTAGAGGCGACGAGAAGATTATGACGGTTTCGTCACGGCCCTCGGTGACGCACCATGTCGACTGAGCCTCGACCGGGTCAACGTCAGCAAGACAGTCGATTTTGAGATACTCGTAGGGATTTTTGGTGTTCATACATTTCTGAGGTTTTATTGAATTTTTCTCGGAACAACTTGGAAAGCCGGAGAGAGTCATTGGCGTTGTGCCTCGATTTGAGAATGGCACAACGGCCACGGTTTAACATCCACGAGATAGTCTCGTCGGTAGCTCCGTCACGAGCGAGCAGCAGAATAACGAGCTGCCGGGCTTCGACGGCAGGCCACACTCGCGTCCGGGAAAGGATTGTTGATTTTGCCACGCCTGTAATTTTACTGACTACGGAGATGGCGATTTCTTTGTTATCCATACATATGTACATTAGAAGGGTTTGAGTTCATTTTCTTTGGCTTGGGAAAAGACTTTGAAATATTCAGCACCTCCGGATTTATCGTCCGAGCCGATAAACGATTCGTCAGGGTGGAGCGGTTTCCAATCGGAGTAAAAAATCTTTTCAGCATTGGGGCGGTCGATATTGAAATCGTAGCCCTTGAATTTGCAATATGCCTGAATCTTGCCTTTGAAATTAGTACGAGTGACGCCATGCCCGGCAGGGCCACCGGCGTACTCGAAGAAGGAGGCAACGAGGTCAGCGCGTTTAATACGGTCATTGAGATGAGAGCCTGACGGGTCAAAATATTCTTCGGCCCACTGATAGAGGACTTCCGACATTTCCTGTCGGAGCGTGCGCAGCTCGATATTCTTCATTGGCGGAGGAACAGCACCGGCACCCTCACGCGACCAGCAGTTTTCAAATGAGCGGAAATAGAACATGACACACTCGGCCATCAGATTGTCAAAAAGATTCCATTGTTCTTCGTCCCAGTCATCGAAAAACATGTGGTGGAAATCATCGACGAGTGTGTGTTCCGGATTATACCAGGTTGAAAACTCCATGTAGATGATACGGCGTTTTGTGGCCGCCTCATTTGCCTTGTTGATTGCGTGGTTTGTAGTAATCAAAATCTTCGGGGAGTCCTCAAGCGGTATGCAATACCTGTCTTTGCCTTTGGGGTTGACATACATCGGGCCGGTGACCATCGCGAAAAGGTTTTCAAAGGCAAAGTTTGTCTTAACGTCATCGAGGAAGATATTGCGTGTTGCTTTGGTTACGCCGGACAGAAGGAACTCGTCATCGCGTTTCATCTGCTTGCCATCAATGAAGAACTGCGAAACAACATGGCCGATAGCGTTTCCGACAATCGACTTACCGGCACCGCCGTGGCTCTGGCCCACCTCAGACATGAGGTGATCCTGAATGACTACTGCCTTGCGCTCCGAGGCGTATTTATAATCACAGAGCAAGAAGCCGAGCGTTGTGATTTTATTGACGATGTGATGAATCCACTCAAAGGTTTCATCATCGGAGAGCTCCCGGGGCGTGTCATGGGAGTAGAAGTTGTTAGAAGTGTTGATGAGAAACGAAAGGAACTCACAATTTGCCGACTCCGGTGTGTATTCAATATAGAATTTGTCACCTATCTTTTGGATATCCTTAATGATAGGCACTCGACGGAAACGACGAGGAACAATCCGGCTTCGCCATACTTGGCTGATCGGCTTGTTGGGCGTGATGTCATTGGCTGTAATCTCGACCTGACCATTATTGTAGTAAGTCCGCTGAACGCCTGATGTGAAATTGTTGAAATCGTCGGATATGATTGCAAGATTTTCAAGCTGCTTGTCGGCCATGATAGTTGACAGGCGTTTCGCGAAGAACTGCAGCACGATGTCGGACTTACAGTTAGCATTGATGTAGTCGCGTATAAAGTCGCGCACCTCATATGGAGCGACGCGGTCAATAATGCCGTCATCAATACGAATAAAATCATAGCTGGTAGCCGCTTCTTCACTATTACGCAGACGGTGAAAGCCATTGGCCGCAAGGAAGCGGAAGGCCTCGACATCGTTAAACTCAACTTTGTCCTCACCTTTTGAGGTCTGAGTGATGGAATAAATATCCGAGGAAGAAGAATAACGGCTGACGGGTACGAGAGTACCGTTTTCGGCCTTATAACGGATATTGCCGATTTTGAAGGTGTCTATCCCGGTCAATCGGTCCTTATGGATTTTATAGAACGCCTGAATGTCGTTCAGCGACCAGAAGTCACGGATTTTCGTGTCAGATTCCTCGGTAATTTTGTGGATATTGAGCCACGTACCTCGACCGTCGTGAGAGTTCATCGTGCGCTCGATGTCCTCCATCAGCTCAGACTCTCTACCGAGCAGAGAACCACAAAGGAGGTCATCAACCCCTTTGTCGCCGTGTTCGTTCTCGTTTACATGGCCCCACCAGATATTTACTGACAGGCCGATGATGTTAAATGTCTTCATGTACTGGCGGTACTTGATGACCGCTTTCGAGAACGAGTTAGGGCGTTTGTCGGCTCTGTCGCCGACGATGATTTCTCGGTGGAGGTCGTTCCAGTCCGAGTCCATGACGAGAACGATATTCGATATCGAGCAAACTTTGGCGAGGTCTTGAATGTCTTGCAAAAGGCCTTCCTGCTGAGAGCCAAAGTTATTTATGCCCTGAATACCGATAGACAGCATGCCGTGTTTACATGCCTTCTCAGCTTTCTTTTCTCCCTCTTGGAGAAATAGGGTGTCGATATGGGTCCTGCTCTTATATAGGCGGCGAATTTTCTCAGGAATATAGACACGGCAAGAAGCTCCCGCGGGAGTCTGATATTTCATATCCTTGCCGCTCTTATCTCGATGTAGAGCGGGGTTAGACCAACGGACACGCACATATTGGCGAGGTTTAGACGAGCCTTTCTGTGTGAACATCATCGGTCGGCCGGTCAGATCATAGTAGTAAATCAGCATTTCATCGCCGGTCTCGTCCGGAATGAAAGCCTCGTTTACTTTACCCTTGCGGAAAGGGGAGCGGAACAGTTCCTGTCCACTCTCGATTATCGAGGCCATAACGTCAGCCTCGGAGAGACCTGACGCTTCGAGCTGCTGTCGAAGGAACGATGATTTATTCGACTTGACAGCGGCCTCGATAGACTGCTCGCGCTGTCGCTCTTGTGGTGTGATGACGATACCACCCTGTCGGGCGGTTTCTTCGAGAGCATGGAGGAAGTCTGTTTCTATGTTTATACCGGAATAATAAGCCACAGCGGCAATGGGGCCGGAGAACCCTTCGCCACAAGCCCAGCACTTGGCAGAATTGAACCCTTTTTTGCGGCTGACGTTAAATTTCATCATACCGCAGAAAGGGCACTCTACATCTTGGGAAACTTTGTGAATATTGCAGCCGGGTATAAACTGGCGAATGTCAAGAGCCTTGACGCGGTCGACCTCAAATTTACTGTATTTATGATTTTCGGTATTCATGAGAACAGATTGGTTTGAGAGGCATACCTAACAAATTCAGCCCTGGAGTGAATGTTGAGACGTTGATACGCATGACGTATGTGATTGTGGATTGTATGGGGAGAGAGGCACAAGCGGACTGCGATATTATCAATAGAAAGGCCGTTGAACCATAATCGTAACACAGGCATTTCAGCCGCCGAGAGTTTGTGGTCAAACTCAGGGCGACAGATTACCATTTCATGGCGGCACTCGCCACGGAGGGGGCATGGGACGAACTCAAACGAACAGCAGCAGGTGTCGGAGAAGTCCGGGATATTGTCGAGCTGCGCAAAGTTGCAGCGGATAAAACGACAGGCGAGTCGGTATCGGTAATAAGACCGGTTCAGAGCGCACCCTTTATATTCTGCACAAAGTGCCTCATAAGCCTTTGGGTAGAAAGTGGAGATGTGGTCAATCAGCTCGTCGAGGATTTCAGAATCAGACTCGCGCAGCTTGTCGATTGAGGTATCGGGCCGCCGATACCACACTTCACCCTCATAGGCGAAAAATTCTACATTTGTTAATGACCTATTCATGCCAATTTAATCAATTTGTGACATTTTCAAAGATATTTTCGCCAATAGCTTCCGTAATTTTGTCCTGCCAAGCAATATCAATTTGGCTCCGGCCTTTTCTCCAGTCATAAAGAACGCTCCGGGATTTTTGACATAAAACGCGAATATCGCGTGACTTAGCGGCTCGCTCCTTCTGGTTAAGCGAGTTTAGGTAGTTGTCGAGAGCTTCGTTTGCGGTCATAGTCTTGGAAATATTAAATTATTATCGTATCTTTACGACAGCAAAGTAACAAAGAAAAATTGAAACTTAAACTATTTGTGAACTGTATTCACATTTAGTTTAATCATCTTTAACATTTGCAGAATATGAAACATCTCGGACAACTGCTCAAAAAGCACATAGAAACCAACAACTTAAAGAAGCGTGACGTATCAGCCGCCGCGGGAATCACCTCTAACTATCTGTCAACACTCTTTAACAAAGAGACAATGGATTGTGAGCTGTGGGAGAAATTGTGCTTGGCAACCGGGATAAATCCGGCAGTTGCCTTTGATGTGCCTTTGTCAAGCAGCAAAAATTACTCAGACATATCAGCCCAGACCGTTCTCGGTCCGGCAACAGTAACTATCGGGATAGAACAAAAACCGCTCCTTGACCTGCTTGCGGAAAAGGAACGATTGATTCAGGTTTTACTGGCCGCCTCAGGCATTAAAATCGGAACAAAATCGGAACAAATCGAATGAGAAAGTAACGTATAATTAACCTAATCGCAGGCTTGAAGATGTTACTATGCAAGGTTTACCTTTCTTCTCACCCCGACAGCCTTTATAAGAATCGTCTGTAATTTAATCAATTACGGGCGATTCTCATTTTCAACCGGAACAAAATCGGAACACGTCGTATTTTTTTTGCGTCCATATATTAACGGGGCAAGCCTAAATGCCGGTGCACTTTTCAGGCTCAAGCCGAAATTCCGGTAACTATTCAGCGAATGGAAGATATAGGCACCAAATCTTGAGGATATTGAATTAAGATCTTATCTTTCAGTAATTTAATAGCTAATTTATTTGCAAATGTCAAATAAATTAGCTATC